CTCTCCAAGAAGAGCTATGTATGGATATTGCTCGCGAAATTGAATTCGCGACCGGGTCCACGGATGTCGCAGTTTATATACAAGCTACCCATGGTTGTTGTGAGAATCGCGGCATCATGGCTCACTCTAGTCTCACCCAAACAACGGTTTTACACGGTGCTTTTAAAACAGACCAAAGTGTGAAGAAAGAGTTCTTTGACAACATCAAACTACAACAGGACTTTGCACCACGATGATAATTATTACCAATCGTGCTGGCAACATTCAGATGCCAGTTGAAGAAGGATTGTTGGAATGGTTGCAGGCAACCTATCCACACTCTCAATACCATTTGGCGGAGATTTAAATGTCTCGACAAAAACCAAAGGTATCCGAAGCAGAACTGGCAGCAACTCTCGAAGAGTTGAAACAGGAATTTGAAGCATTAACTACAGAGGAAAATCAAATGGCAAAATCAAAAGCAAAAGCAAAGACCCCAGGGTCAGTTAACCGACTCAGCGACAAGTTGGTCAAAGTTAACGAAAACTTCACCATCAACATGTATGACAACGGCTACATGATTGAAGTGGGCGGCAGAGACGACGAAGACAACTGGAAAACTTCCAAGATCATTGTTGACACTGTAGACGAACTGTTGGTACTGGTTCGTGAAGCAACTGAAATTGAAAGAGCAGACTAATGGCTAAGAAAATCACCCCTTACGAACAAGCGCCTTATCAACAGGGCTACGAGCAGGCCAAAGGCGGCGAAAAATGTGCCAACCCGTATTTGAAACTGGAAGATGCCGAAGCAGACGCTGACGACTTCCAACGTGGATACGATAATGCTGTTGAGGCCTTGGACCAAGAGTGATTAGATATCTGAATCTGCCTAAAATTCCAGTTAAGATTTTAGACAGTCTCAACTACAATTTTGATCAATACTCGTTTAAGGCCAATTATCTCAACGGTGCGTACAGGTGGTCAGATGATTTTAGTCAGCAGGTAGATACATGGTGCAAGCAAAATATTTGTGACACCATGCATTGGGGATTTCAGTTTATGAACAACGATATCATTGCACACAAAGATGTTGGTACTGAAGTAAAACTAACGTATTTGATTGACGCTGGTGGCAGCAATGTTAGGACCAACTTTTTTGAAGATGACAAAACTACCATAACTCACAGTTTCGTTATTCAAACACATCAATGGCACATATTGTATGCCAACAGATACCACAGTGTAGAAGGCATAGAATCTGGACATACTAGATTCAGTTTGACCGGAAGAGTTTTTCCTTTACCAGTAGATTGAAAGAACATTATGACTGATTTAGAAATTGCATATCAACAAGATATTACGCCCTGGGATGATTGTGTAACAGAACTGTCAGACTATCATGTGGCGGTATTCCGCGATCGTTATCCTGTCACACCTGGTCATTTGTTGTTTGTGCCACACTACAATACTGATGCAGTAATTATGGATTGTTTTGAATCGGCCATGCTACACGGTCGACGCTTGATAGAAAACAAAGAGTGTGATGCATTTAACATTGGCATTAACATGGGCAAAGCAGCAGGTCAAACTGTGATGTATCCACATGTGCATTTGATTCCACGCCGGGCAGGCGACTGTGCTGATCCAGTAGGCGGTGTGCGTGGCGTGATTGCTGGTCAAGCCAACTACAAAACATCAGGCTATCAGAAACCTGCATAAGTATTTCTCTAAGCGGCCTGTCCGGCATCATCCCGCTATACAAACTCTGCTGCCTATGCTATAATACATAGGAGGACAATATGGCAACAAATCAACCAGTACAATACAAGTACACCAGCACCAAAGAGTATCATGACGCATTTCCCTGCGCATACCGTCAATGGAGGGCTGACAGTCACTGCAATTTAATTCACGGTTACTCATTCTCAATGAAGTTTTACTTTGGTACAGACAATCTGGATGTACGCAACTGGGCTGCTGACTACGGCGGTCTTAAAGAACTCAAACAAGTTTTAGAAAGTCAGTTTGACCACACCTTGCTTGTGGCCGAAGATGATCCTGAACTTGAGATGTATCTAGAATTGCAAAAACGCAATTTGGCCAAACTAACTATTTTACCACGACTTGGATGTGAAGGTCTTGCAGATCAACTGTACAAGTATGTGAACGGTGTTTACATTCCGGACCATTGGGGTCCGGGTGAAGCAGAACGTCTCTGGTGCTATCGCGTAGAAATGCGTGAAACTCAGAGCAACATGGCCTGCAGAGAAGGCCATCGCGAGTGGATGGAAGATCTGTTCGTTTAATATAAAGGAAAAATCATGTTAGATCGAATCTTAAATGGTGTTGACCGTGCATTGGCCTACAAGCTCATGCTGGCACATATCATTATTATTGCCATCAGTAACTATATTGTGCAATTTAAATTCTCAGTGTTTGGTGCACCATTGGCAGCAGCCGCGTTCACATTCCCCTTGGTGGTTGTGTTGACTGACTTGACTGTGCGCCTGTTGGGCAAACAAACTGGTCGTGCTGTGATTGCATTAGCATTCATTCCTGCCATCATTGTATCTATGGCAGTGGTCAAACTGGGGGGCGCCCCTGATTCAGTGGCCTTCCGTATTGGTCTTGGTAGTGGGTGTGCCTACTTTATCAGCAACTTGCTGGATGTGTATGTGTTTCAGTACATTCGTGAGAAGTATGCTACTTGGTGGATTGCTCCTGCATTAAGTTCAGTTGTTAGCACATTCTTTGATACCTATGTGTTCTTCTTTACAGCATTTGCTGGTGGTGCCAATGAGTTTATGGCTGCTAACTGGCATATTGTTGCAACCAACAATTCAATCAGCAAGATCATTGTGAGTCTGTTGGTTATCCTTCCTGCTTACGGCCTGCTGTTGAGTCACTTGCAGAAGAAAATAGTGGAAGATATTAAACAACCTAACTAATGGTCATTGACTGCACTATAAACCCAGGGAGATTCCCTGGGTTTTCACAAGTTGTCCTTAGAGCACAAAACAGATTAAATACGTTATGACCAAAAAAACAATAAGTTTTGTACAGCCTAACTTTCAACAAGGCCCTAAAGAATTCAATGCCTATTACCTGCCATATTCTGCAGGTGTGATACTAAGTTACGCCTTTGGATTTGAACACATTAAAAACACCTGGGAAATTGACGAGTTGATTTGGCGTAGAGAGCCCATTGAAGAACTAGCCGTAAGATTGCAACACAATGACATTGTGGCGTTTAGTGCCTATGTATGGAACCACAGATACAACTACAAACTAGCACGCCGAATCAAAGAACTCAATCCCCGAGTGAAAATTATATTTGGTGGTCCCGAGCCTGCAATTACAGATCCTAAATTGTTTGTAAAAGAACCCTTCATGGATCTTGTGAGCAAGATGGAAGGCGAAATTACATTCAAACGCATACTAGAAGATTTTGACACAGACTTCACGCACATTCCCGGATTGTTGATTAACACTCCAACAGGACTAGTAGATACTGGCGATTGTGCAAGAATTGATAACTTAGATCAAATTCCTAGCCCGTATCTTGTTGGCATTTTTGATAAAATTATAGCCGAAAATCCTGATGTGATTTGGAACGCTACATTAGAAACCAATCGTGGATGTCCTTACCAATGTACCTTTTGTGACTGGGGCAGTCTTACCTACAACAAGGTCAAAAAGTTTGAACTCACTAGAGTGTTCCATGAGTTGGAATGGATTGGTCGCCATTGCGGATTTGTCACAATCACCGACGCCAACTTTGGCATGTTCATTGAACGTGACAACATGATTGTGGACAAGTTAATTGAAGTGCAAAAGCAATGGGCCAAACTGGCATCATTCTCCATGACCTGGGCTAAGAATCAAAAGAACGAAGTAGTAGGCATTGTGAAGAAATTGATTGACGAAAGTCCTAACTTTGGTCAAGGTCTCACTGTGAGTGTGCAGAGCATGGACCATGATGTTTTGGAAAACATCAAACGTAGAAATCTTGATCAACACAAGATTGACGAAATCTTTGCCTTGTGTGATCGCAACAACATTCCAGTGTATACCGAAGTTATTTTAGGCTTGCCTGGTGAGACTGTGGAAACTTGGAAAAATGCTTTTTGGCAAATCTTCCGTGCAGGCAATCATACAGGTGTGAACATTCTTCAAGCGCAGTTGTTGGAAAACGCCGAAATGAATCTTTTGCAAAAGAGAATGTGGAAACTGGACTCAGTGCCAGTATACGACTACATGAGCGGGAGTTATGGCGACGTAGACATGGACGAGTGTGTGGATGTTGTGGTAGGAACCAAAGACATTCCTAGAGAAATGATGTTGGACACACTGGTGTGGAACAGTTTTATCCAAACATTCCACATTAATGGATTGACCACTTACATTGCTAGATATCTGGCCAAAGCGCATGGTATTGATTATAGCGAATTCTACGACAATTTGTACAAGTATATCGAAAGCGACGAATGGTTCCAAAAACAGTTTGATGAAACACGCAGTTACTTTAGAAACTGGACCACAGACGGTCGCATCAATCATCCACGAATTGGCAACATTGAAGTGTTTGGATGGAATCTTGTGCATCGAACCACACTGTACATGCAACAGCAACAAAAGATCAATCATGTGTTCAACATCATTGACAATTTTGTAAGAACCATGTATACTATTGACAGCAACATACTAGATCAGTTGTTGCAATTTCAAAGAAACTATGTGATTGATTATAAAGATTTACCAGCATTGCCAATTCAGCAAAAGTTTGATTATGACTTTCTTGGATATCTGTTGGACGATGCCGACATCAATACACCATGTCTTTACAAATTTGACAGTGTAGAAGAAAAAACCATGAGCATGGATCGGTTCTTAGAGAACATGTACTTTGCTCGCAAGCGGAATTTTGGAAAAACAACAATAACAAAAACTAATTCAGCCACCTTACCTGAAATAGAATATGACAACAGAGAACTTATTACCCCTTGACAATCCCATCGACATCAGTATTTTATTGCCCACTCGTGGCAGACCAAAACCACTAGAACAATGCTTGCGCACTCTACTTGCCCGGGCCAAAGACCCTAGTCGAATAGAAGTGATGTTGGCGTTTGACAACGACGATACTGAGAACATTGCACACTTTGTAAATGTTATACAACCCTATCTTGACGATCTTGGCGTAGAATACAGCGCCATACAGTTTGAGCGACTAGGATACATGCGACTCAACGAGTATCTCAATGAGCTGGCCCAGCACAGTCAAGGCTCTTGGTTGTTTTTCTGGAACGACGATGCTGTGATGAAAACACAGGATTGGGATCAAGTGATTCGAGACAACGCTCAAGAGTTTTATTTGCTCCGAGCCGAAACCAATCACGAACATCCGTATGCTATCTTTCCTATCCTGCCAAAGAAATGGGTAGACATCACTGGACACTTGAGCCCACATCAAATTAACGATGCATGGACCAGTCAAGTGGCTTGGATGTTGGACATTGTAAAAACAATTCCTGTAATGATACATCATGAGCGCTATGATCTTACTGGTGAAAACTTGGATGAAACATTCAAGGAACGTATCATGTTAGAAAACATGCCGGGTAATGATCCTAGAGACTTCAATCATATTTCTTGGCGCAAACGCAGAATTGAAGAAACTGAAAAAATTGCAGATTATCTTGACGGTATAGGGCGTGACACCACATGGTTTAGAGATTCAATGACAGGTAAAAACCCAGACATCTGGGCTAGAATGGTCTTGCAAGATCCACATAAACGACTAAGACAATGGAAGGACAGAGCCCTTTGAGTAATGAACTATTGACCAAGATTGTGCAGTACTGGGATCGCCAGCCCTGCAACATCAACCACAGCGCCAGCGAAGTTGGCACAGAACAATTCTTTAACGAGAATAGTGAGAAACGTTACTTTGTCGAACCACATCTTAAAGACCTAGCACAATTTCATTTGTATGCTGGCAAGCGTGTGTTGGAAATTGGATGTGGTATCGGTGCTGATGCGGCCGAGTTTGCCAAGCATGGCGCCGAGTATGTGGGAATTGATCTCAGCAGTGAAAGCATTGCACTGGCCCAGAAACGATTTGAAGTACTTGGACTTGACGGGCAATTTATTCAGGCTAGTGGTGACGATGATCTTGCATACTTAGGTAAATTTGATTTGGTTTACAGTTGTGGTGTATTGCATCACTATCCTGACATTGATCGTGTGATTGACAACATACACAGTTTGACCGTAGACGGCGGCGAATTCAAAATGTTGGTGTATGCTCGTGACAGTTGGAAGTATGCCATGATCCAAAAAGGTCTAGATCAGTACGAAGCACAAGCCGGTTGTCCATATGCCAAAGCCTACACAAAAGAAGAAGTCTATCAGTTGCTAGAGGGCAAATTCCATATCGGACGCATTAGACAAGCGCATTGTTTCATGTATAATGTATCTAAGTACAAGCAAGGTATCTATGAACTTGAACCTTGGTTTGAAGCAATGAGCGAAGAAATGCGTCAAGCAGTTCGCGAATACTTGGGATGGCATCTACTGGTTAAAGCAACAAAGATATGAAATTAAAAGTCAGTGAACTATTTTATTCTGCACAGGGTGAAGGTCGCTTTGTTGGCGTGCCTTCGGTTTTCCTCCGAACTTTTGGATGTAATTTTACATGTTCGGGGTTTGGCTGCGCTCCGGGCGTACAGTCTACTGAGGCAGACCAAGTGGCAAAGAACATACACCTGTACAAAAATTTTCTTGAACTACCGCTTGTGAACACCGGATGCGATAGTTACGCTTCATGGCATCCTGCGTTTAAGGACTTGAGTCACACGCTTACGCATGATGAGTTGATTGCAAAGATGCTGGCTATTACTCCTAACAAGCAGTGGGAACAACACAACGGCAATGATGTGCATCTTGTGATCACAGGTGGCGAACCACTGTTGGGCTGGCAGCGTGGCTATGAAGAACTGCTATCACAAGGCGGCATGAGTGATTTGAAAAATATCACATTTGAAACCAATGGCACTCAAAAGTTACAGCCAGCATTTCGAACATTTTTGCACGAGTGGCGCCGCCCTGTACTAGGCGCTATGTCCACGCGAGAAATTACTTTTTCAGTAAGTCCCAAACTATCAGCATCGGGTGAATCGTGGAACGAAGCCATTAAGCCTGAGATTGTGGTGGACTATCAAATGCATGGCACAGTGTATTTGAAGTTTGTGGTAGAAACACTGGCACACTTTGAAGAAGTTGATCGTGCTGTGGCTGCATATCGTGAGGCTGGCTTCCGTGGTGTTACTTATGTGATGCCACAAGGTGGTGTGGTCACTCCATACGAACGCAATCGAGTGAATGTAGCCGACTGGGCACTGGCCCGTGGTTACAACTATAGTCCAAGATTGCATGTGGATCTATGGGGCAATGGATGGGGAAAGTAAATGTTTGATAAACTCAAAGGTTGGTTTGGCAAAGATGCAAAGACAAACCCAAAACTTAATAGACAGCGTCCCGAAGCACCTCCAATGCCGCCGCCAAAGGCACCTAAAGCTCTAGAAAAAACTGCAAAACAAACAGCCACAGAAAAAGGCGAACCCTATGTGGCTGTGATCAGTATGGATGTGGACCCTAACAACTTGCATCAAGGTGCATTTGAACTAGACTGGAATGAAATCTTTGTGGCACGATTGATCAAGGCCGGATACATGATGAAGCCTACTGATAGTGATGGTGAGATTGTGGATAGATGGTTCCAAAATGTGTGCCGCCATGTTGTGATGGAAACATGGGAACAAGAACAAGCAATTAAAAACTCTGGCATGTATGTACAAAAACGTGATCTCGGAGACGGACGGAGTGAAATAGGATGATATTCAATCACATTAAAGACCTCAAAGCTGAAGGTAAAAAAATTGGCATCACATTCAGTCAATTTGACATGCTACATGCAGGACACATTGCTATGTTGGCTGAAGCAAAAAATCACTGCGATTACTTAATTGCAGGATTGCAAACAGATGCCAGCATTGACCGACCAGGAATTAAAAATCCTCCTGTGCAAAGTATTATAGAACGCCAAATACAATTAAGTGCTTGCCGCTTTGTAGACGAAATTGTTGTGTATACTACAGAACAAGACCTAATTGACTTGATACTGACCTTGCCGATTGATGTTCGTATACTCGGTGAAGAATACAATGATACCAACTTTACCGGTCGCAGTGAAGGGCACGGACGTCAAATTGAACATGTGTTCAACAGTAGAGACCATTCATTCTCGAGCTCAAGCCTACGCAAGCGTGTAGTAGCTGCCGAAGCAGAAAAAGCATTGCTACAGAAATGATATTGTATGTAAATGGTTGCAGTCATACCGCGGCTGCCGAAGCGGTGGTGCCTGATTGTTTTGCTGTGGATGATGGTAGATATGGTATTGACCGTAGACCACATCCAATCAACTTGGAAGCCAGTTGGGGCCGGCACTTGAGTCGAATGCTCAACACTGAATTTTATTGTGACGCTGAAACTGCTGCCAGCAATGATCGTATATTACGCACTACCACAGATTGGATTCATGAGAACTATTCCCGCTTGTATGATACTGTGATGGTAATCCAGTGGACCACGTGGGAACGAGAAGAATGGGTATTCGAAGGCACACACTATCAAGTAAACGCCAGTGGTGCGGACATGGTGCCTCCAGAGCTTGAATCTAGATATCGTCAGTACATACTGGACGTTAATTGGACTCAAAAAACAGATGAGTGGCACAACAAAATCTGGCACTTACACCGCCGCCTAAAAGATCTCAATGTGCGGCATCTTTTCTACAGTGGCAACAGCACGTTTAGTGATATGCCAAATCAAAGAGATTGGCAAAATCACTATATCCAACCCTACTCGAAAGAACACAGTTGGGATGTTGTATTAAAAAACAACGGATTTAAGCATGTTAATCCCAAAAGTTATCACTTTGGAGCCAATGGCCATAGATTTTGGTCGGAATATGTGTTACAATACTTGAAGCAACACAAACTTCTGGGCCGCTTTGATGAAATATCTACTGATTGACACTGCTAACATGTTCTTCCGTGCCCGCCATTCAGCACACAGGGCTAGTGACTCATGGACTAAATTGGGCTTTGCACTACACTTGACCATGATGAGCGCCAGCAAGGTAGCTCGGCGTTTTGGTGTGGATCACGTGGTTTTCGCACTGGAAGGGCGTAGCTGGCGCAAAGACCACTACAAACCCTACAAAGCCAATCGTGCTGTGGCCCGTGGTGCCATGAGCGAAACTGAAGCAGAAGAGGACAAATTGTTTTGGGAAACCTATGATGAGCTGACTAAATACTTGTCTGAGAAAACAAATTGTAGCGTGATCCGCTGTGCCACAGCAGAAGCAGACGATATTATTGCCCGCTGGATTGCACTACACCCCCAAGATGAACATATTATTGTCAGCAGTGATTCAGACTTCGTTCAGTTGGTTGCACCCAATTGTCAATTATACAATGGCATAAACGATCACCTGTTCAGTGTTGATGGCGTAACAGATGCCAAAGGCAACCAATTGAGTTTTACAATTGAAAGCAATTCAAAGATCAAAGTAGGCAAAGCCGACAAGATCTTTGTGGCTCCAACTGACTATCAGAAATGGGTGCTGTTCTTGAAATGTGTGCGCGGTGATCCCGGTGACAATGTGTTTTCGGCATACCCCGGTGCCCCTGTAAAAGGCACAAAGAATCGTGTGGGCATTACAGAAGCATTTGAAGATCGCAGTAAAAAAGGCTATGCGTGGAACAATCTTATGTTGCAACGTTGGTCCGACCACGAGGACAAAGAACACAAGGTGCTTGACGATTATGAACGCAATGTAACGCTGATTGATCTCACAGCACAACCGCAGGCAGTGAAAGATATCGTGGATGCTGTGATCCGTGAACAGATCAGTGACAAAGACATAGGCATGGTAGGCGCACACTTTCTCAAGTTTTGTGGAAAGTACGAACTCACCAAACTCAGTGATCAGGCAGAGCCAATTGGTCGCTGGCTGAATCAAACATATCAAGGAGCATTAAAATGATCGTAGCAAAACCAGTGATCGAGAATCAATACTGGATACTCAAACAAAACAATCAAAAAATTGGCAACATCGAAGCCAGTGCAGATGGTTATGTTGTAAAAATACAAAATCAAGTATCCAACTACAAGACCATACCCATGGTTAGAGAAGTTATTGACATCACATTTGAACCTCCCGAAACAGTTACACCACCACCTAATGATTCAGTTCACGGTTATGAAACTGGATGCAAGACCTATAATGGATTGTGGAACGTGCGATTGAAGTTGCCATTGTTTACCAAACAGGATAAATCCAAGTCATGGTTTGCGGCTGGATGGTACACAGTAAAACAACATCGTGCATGGAAAATTGTGCGCAACCCCAAACTGATTGCACTCGATCGTTACAAGTATCAAGGACCATTTTACACCAAGGAACAGGCTAATGAATCCCTTTCGTGATCAAGAAGAATTTATGCAGGCTTGTGATCAAACTGTAGGTCAGTTTAACGAAGCACAATTTGCCTTGTATACTAATCTTATTATTGAAGAACAACAAGAACTGTTAGAGGCAACACTATCAAATGACCGTGTAGAACAGTTGGATGCATTAATAGATATTTTAGTTGTTACCATTGGTGCCATTCATTCAATGGGTGCAGATGCCGGGGGTGCATGGAAAGAAGTTATGAATACTAACTTTGCCAAGATTGATAAAGATACTGGTAAGGTACGTAAACGAGAAGATGGCAAGGTTCTAAAGCCTGTAGGCTGGATCCCACCTAATTTAAAATCGTTTGTTAAAAAATGAGTTTGCACATCAATCGGTTTATTGATTCAATCAAGGCAGCAGAAAGCCGTGGACAAAAAGATCTTATCATGCCCATGCGTGATGCCAAAGACTTGCATGGTGATATAACCAAGCTATTACTGGCATTAGAGCAATCACGCCGAGAACAGGCCATCCAAAATGAGCCAATTGCGGTAGTTTTGTCAGGTGGTAGTTTCAAAACTACATAGTTATTGGGATAAATAAACGCGGAGTTTATCTATGTCAAGACCCAAACCACAGGTGTTAATCGAAATCACTAACAAACAAACCTACAAGACCGAGCAAGTGTTGGCTTCGGACGGCGTATGGGCAGTTTTTTATGACAACAAACCAATCAACTTAAAAACTTCAAATATGCTTACCCAGTATCCTGGGCCCAAGTATAAAAAGGTTAGTTTCTCTAATCCCGGGCATGCTAAAAATCTAGCTCGCAAACTTAACACACAGTTTCATACCACAAAGTTTTCAGTGGTACTCTTAAAATCTGGGGATACTGTGTACCCCAATGCTAACTAAACAATCGATCACTGAGCAGATATTAACAGGTCTTCCCGAAGACGACCGTCCTAGTTATGACGAAGCCTGCAAGGCATGGTGGATGAATTTTAGAGAAGGCGGCGGATTTAGACTGACCAATGCCGGATATATGGCCATTGGTACTTGTGATTTAGAAACATACGCATTTGATGCTCCGACTAACCTAGTTGCTATTGCCAGACATTTGTTAATTTTAGATAAAAAATTAGATTGTCCTTACTACATCAAAATTGGCAAGAATCCGAAAATTATTTTGTTTGGTAGCAAACAAGCAGTGATGTTGGCCATGTACGGTGATCTAGAAAAATTTTTAAAGTATCTTAATCGCACATAACTGCGCTTGACGCACAAAGTTTGCTCGTATCCATTTAGGATATAAATCAAGAACAAAATCTTGCTGACGTTGTAATCTTTCTTGATATGGTGTGAGATCACAATTGCCTAGTATTAATTCTTGATTGAGTTCTAGTGCAGCCTCAACACGTTGGTCATTTGGTAACCAATCATACGATATGTCTACCAAATCTTCAAACATATCAAACCCCAGTTCCTGACAACTTTGCACTACTCCCGGATGACCAATCACAATTGGTATCTGTTTGGCAATCATTGCCTGTAGAGTTTTTTCGCTGATCACGCCGGGTCTGTCATCGTACTGAGTTTCAGTAACAATGTTCACAGCACATTGAGCATATAATGGTGCTAACCGTACAAAGTTCTCATCATTTTCAGTGCCGCGGTAACTGGAATAATCCCATTGATCAAGCAGTATTTCATCCCCGTAACTTAAAATTCCATTAGGCCAATGTTTCAACACATCTGCTACTCGTTTTCTATGACTGCACGTTCTTCCGTTCAAACATTGCCAGGCCAGTGATCTAGGTTGTTCAAAATAGTGTTGCCATTCTGTTTGCCGCTGGGCAATGGATTCGCAAGTGTATAAATTGTGATTGTTATACTCAATTAAATTAATTGCACCTTGATAGCATTGTTCCATACCATGACTCATATGAGCAACTACAACTTGTTTGCAATTTGCTCCATACTTTGCTTCAACTTTTGCAAGTTCTTTGATAGAGTTTCCAACAGTAATATAATCTTGGAAATGCAATACCAACACTGTCTTGGGACCAAATATCACATCGGGCAACTTGAGTGCCCACCCATGCTCGTTGTTGTATATAGGATCAAAACAGTTGTTGACTATCACTACATCCACACCAAGTGAGTTAAAAGTATGCGCCATCAATTGATCATACGGCATGGTCATATCACTAACCCGTAACTTTCCCAGTCGATAAATTGATCAAACCATTCAGGAGTAAAAAAGATATTGTTACTTTTGTACCAGGTGTCGAATACAGTCACGCACATATCGTCAGATGGTCCCACTGCCCGTGTAAACGGACTGTTGTATTCATACCAACTGATTCCGTAATCTGCATCGTGAGCTTCCATTCTAAATAAAAATTGATCGCCCGGTTCTGCACCACAACATTTGGCAAATTGATCAAATGTTGTAATTTCCAGCCAATCTGTAAACAAATGTGCATGTTCTGAACGGGTAGCAAGGAACGCCGGTAATCGATCCATGCCACTGATGCGTTGTGCTATCTTGACTCTGCTTTCGCCAACACCGGTATCAAACTGCCCATCACCGTGATGTAAGATTAAAATTGGTTTTTTTACTCCTTGTTGCCTAACATTATTGCTCCATAAATTAATTTTTACAAGATTGGCAATGTTAAAATGATTACGAGTATCTGCTATAAATCCATCTAACTGTGCCCAACGATTAGCTTCGTCACACAGATCTTGTAATGTTTGCCAGATTTTTATATGATTGTATTGTGCAGACGGATTGAAAAACAAACAATGTTGTCCTTGATGCAGACTGTCACAAATTGGATCGACTACAGCTGGCCAATTTATATATAATACGCCCATAAATTATTTTATTTTTTCAATTACACCCGGTAGCCATTTGGCAAAATCTGTGGGCCAGTTAGTTTGCATTTGTGCTAGTAATTTTTGGTTATGCTGTGCGGCTTGTTGACACCGCAAATTAACTTGTTCAAATGGCAGTTGTTTCATGGCTTCTACCGACTCGTGCCCATCACGCACAAAGTCTACCATGCGGTCACCAAACTCTCCAGTTTGTTTTTCTAAATTGAAATCTGTGCGATGTTGAACCAAATCTGGCATGAGATCAAATCCCAGTTGTGTGAGTCGTGCAGTGGTATATCGGCCAGCATACAACATGAATGGCACCGGTGTAACCAGGGCTCTAAATGTTTTTTCACTTAGTGCAATGCAGGAATCACTGCTGTAGGTTTCAACTACCATGTTGAGCCAAGCTCGAACATGTGCCTGTTCTACAGAATATTCATGATTGCGGTAAGGCATTAGCGGTACCATGTGCTCAAATGCCTTACGATAAACATCTTGCAAAACATCAGGAACATGTTTAAATTCTTTTGAAAAACTGTTCTGAAATGCCTCTGCTGAATCATTTGTACTGCCCCAATGCCAGCAGTTAAAATTCACCAGGTCTCTTTCCAAATCAAATATGCGTGAGTTTGGATACAGAGTTCTAGTGGTTAACTCCAAAAACAATTCCAAGCGTTTGGAGTCTAATCTGTTAACTGAAAAATTAAATCTGCGTTCGGGAGCCCACTCACTAAGTTCTGGCGTGTAACTGTAGATGCCAAAATAGCTGTCAGGAAGTTGGCATACTTGATATTGCGTGGCACATGTAATAGCATTATCTGTGATCACTGTGGTATTGGCATGCCAGGCATCTGGCATGGTGCCTGATTGGTTCCAGGGTTTGCAAGTAAACACATCGTCGGCCAAGCACACAACGACCTGTTGTGATCCGCGAACCCACACTTTCTTTGATTCAGAAATGCTGTGATAGCCCAACTGGGTCAGTTGGCTGCGGAAGAAATCCATCATGGTATTTTCGTGCCAAATGCAACAACTTTGTTGAAACACTTCGCCGTCGTGTATGTGGTGGTATGGATCTCTCATGTGGATACTTAGCAACACTTTTGCCCCAGAGCCAAAATAACAAAAAAGTACTACTTTTTGTAACTTAGAAAAGTAGTACTTTTGTAGTGGTATCTTTTGGTTGACTCCAAATGCCCAAAATGCTATAATACAAGCATGATGAGAAAGAAACGTATTGATCGCAGCCACATAGTGTACTGTATCCAAATTGGATTCGAGTACTACATTGGTATTACCGCAAAAACCCAGCGCACAATCACCATGTCGCTTCGTAGCCGTGTTAACAAGCATATCTACCGTAGCCGCACTGAAGACAAAGCATGGAACCTGTACGAAGCAATTCGCACAAACGGCGTGGAAGCAATGAACGTGGCTATTGTGGACATTGTGCGTGGCAAAGATGCCGCACACAAGTTGGAGCGCGAGTTAATACAAAAGTATGCACCTGCGCTGAACACGGATGTTCGCGTGAAGCAAAACGGTTGACTAATAATCACCGTTTTGCTATAATACACACATAGACAACAAAGGAGCCCGAAATGAGCAAGATTACAGTTACAGTTACCTTCACAGAGAAAGAGCTTAAAGAATTGTTGATTGATGGGCTCGAGGGGCTCAAAGTCACCGACAAGATCAAGATGAAGAAGATCTTCAACAGCAAGAGCTTTGCCAGAGATCTTGCTGAAGACTTAAAGTATATCTGGACTCAGAACTTGCAAGACGAGGCCAGTTACGAATTGCTGGAATGCATGGGCCTGGAAGAGTGTTGTGAAGACACAACACAATGGAACACTTGACAGGTTTTCGATCTGGCATTATAATACACACATCGCAACAAGGAGCCCCAAATGACTAACTGGACTGACCCTATCATACATTGGAATCAACTGCCCGGCACAGAAGTCAAACGACTGCTGGCCACATGGGGCATGGATGAAAAAGCCATAGCCCGCTACGATGCCAAGCATGGCTTTGAGCCGACACCGTTGAAAGTGCCTGCACCTGTAAAGGCAGTGGCGGCAAAGCCTGTGGTGGCTGTAGTGCCAAAGGCTCCGGCAAAAAAAGCCGCACCTGCCAAGCCAGCGGCTCGTCAAAAGCATGTGGGTGCAGACGGCGAAGTGAAGTTTGTGGAGCACCGTAGTCTGTACGTGGGCTTCTGGGGCGGCAAAGTGGTAGTGACCAAACGCACTGAAGCCGCATGCCGCGAATTTTTGGCAAAGGTAAACGCAACATGAGTAAAGAAATTGAACTGGTGCCTGGTGGGGGCCGTTATTATCGTGCCATGACATTTCATTGGGTGGTTGTGGCTGTGCTGATTGTGCCTGTGGCGGCAGCACTGATTGTGGCCATTGTGAATCCCTTGTGGTTCCGCAGTGCCATGTTTGACTGGGTTGAGCGTGGCGTGAATAGACTGAGCCAATGGCGCAATTATCAAAAGTATCGCATCTACTTGGGCACCGACCCTAAGATGTGGCACACCTTGCGTGGTGATTTGAAATGAACGAACGAATTCGAGAACTTGCTGAACAGGTTTATGGCACACAAGCAACTGAACAAGAAATAAAGTTTGCCGAGTTGGTTGTGAGAGAATGTGCTCAAATATGTCAAGACCAGCCTAATCATTATGCTTTGAAAACAGACAGAGATAATTGTGCCGTTGCAATTAAAGAACATTTCGGAGTTGAATCGTGAACGATTTTGAAGCATTTTTGGTATTCTATGTGATACAGCCTGCCCTGTTTGTGTTTGGTGTGGCTGTGTTTGTGTTTGGCGTTGCACAATATTTTTGGAGTTAGTGTGCCTAAGTTATACATGTTGGTGGGAGTGCCAGGATCAGGCAAAAGCACCTGGATCAAAGACCAGGTCTGGGCCTTGGGCTTGAGTGTGGTCAGCACAGACCCGTGGGTGGAAGATCATGCCAGGCGAGAAGGCAAGACTTATTCAGAAGTGTTTGAAGAATACATGCCCATTGCTGTTCGCATGATGACCAACCATGCACTTGTGGCACAGGCCAACAACAACGACATCATCTGGGATCAGACCAGCACCACTCGGGCCAGCCGTGCTCGAAAGTTTCGCATGTTGCCGGAATATTCGGCCATTGCTGTGGTATTTCGAACTCCCGAGCCAGAGGAGTTGGCACGAAGATTGGCCAGCCGTCCGGGCAAAACAATCCCACCTGAGGTGATTGCTCGCATGATAGCAGACTGGGAAGAGCCCGATTTGTCGGAAGGTTTTGAAGAAATTTGGAGAGTATCGTGAACGAACTTGAAACTGTACTAAAAAATCATGACTGGAGTCATGCTGGGTATCTAATGAGGCCTGCTGTGGATAAACTCATGAAAGAAAATCCCGAAACAGCCACGGCACTATGGGAACAATATTGTCCGTGGAGTAGCACCAACGGTGGTTATATTGCTTGGAGTAAAAAATGACCAATGAAATCACAACAGAAATGCTAGACCGCAAGATTGCATGGTGCAAGCAAAATGCATTTTGGGGCAGGGGTTCTGCTGTACAACGTATGCAGGATTTCTACTTTGAAAAGACTCGCACCACAGTGGATGAAGATTGGCCTGAAACATTCTCATCGCAGGAACTTGCTGACATGTTGGGTGAGGAACAGATACGATATAGAATTTACTACAGCCAAGATAATCTCACTTGTAGACTGTTTGTGTTTCGCCCTCACTGCACGCCTTTTGAAACTGAAACAATGTTAGGCATGGGCTTTGTACATGCCCAAAATGGCGATACAGAAAACATTCTTAATCAACCCGTAGAGGAACTTGAAGAATGAATCGATTTAGACCACAACCAATATCTAAAAAGTACATCATGCGAGAACGCCGAATGGGTATTTGGGTAAACTACAACTGGCAAACTCGCGACAAATGGTATCCTGCAGGATGGAAGCCCAATCACATCAGCATCGGCCGTAGATTTGGCCACTTGCATTATTTGGCTTGCCATGCACCAGCACCCGTCCAAAAACAGTGGCGTGCGGCATACCAGCGGTTCTGTAACCAGCACATTCCCGGCTGTGCCAGCATGCGATATCTGGCTGCTTTCTCTTATGATTCCAGGCTATGAACACTGAACTTGAACGCCTGGCGCGGGCCGCTGGCGCACCCGAAGAAATCATGACGGAACTTTGGTTTGCTATCTTTTGTCAACAATTTGCACATCTGCTGATTGCTGAAATGGAAATGGATCAAGAGGCTGACCTACTGCAAGTAGATGCATAAGTATCTGCATGAAAAAGAAAAACTGGTTTGTGCCTTCGCACAACGAAATGATCGTGTACAGTGCCTGTCTACATGTGATCTTGGTCTACTTTATCTTCAACAGCCAAGCGTGGCAGTGGGCAATATGTCTGTTGGTCTACTATATCAAGATGGT